AATTTGGCCGCACATTCTCGCTTGTCACACACAAGCCGATTGCCACTCGTGGCGAACAGAAATTCAAGGGCGGCTTCAATGAAGGCTCTATCGGCGTGGCTCTTGGCCTTGACACGGATGATGCCGGGCAAATCCTGATGAAAGCAGCCGCGCTGTCTGACAGCCTGTACGCTTTCTCGATCACCCTTCCGTCCGGCGACGTGTACTACTTCCAAGGCTTGACCATGAGCTTCAAGGTCAATGTTAGCTCAGTGGACAACATCTCAACCGCAACCGCGACCATCGAACTTACCACATCGAACACTGGTGTTGGTATCGTCGAATCGCTTGCTGCTTAATAGGGGGCTGACATGGCTACCTCTTTGACAGCAAAAGTCGGGTGTTCGCTTGCCGCAGAATTCGCAAACTCTCTTGACGTTGGTTCGGTAAGCTACCCAGTGCAGTACGGGGCAAATTACCTGCTGACAGATGGGACCGGGGCGAATCAGGCGAAGTCTGTTTTCACCGACACCAGAACCCTCACAGCATCTGCTGAAGAAAACCTTGACCTCGCCGGAGTTCTCACTGATGCCTTTGGCAACTTGATTACCTTCACCAAGATCAAGGCAATCATCATCACGGCTGCTGCCGGAAACACAAACGATGTGATTATCGGCAACCACGCTACAGCGGCTTGTCTGTTGTTCTTTGGTGCTGCTACCCACACTGCCGCAATTAAGCCGGGTGGCGCGCTGATGGTAGTTGCACCTGACGTGAACGGCTTCGCTGTAACGGCGACCACAGCAGATATGTTGAAGGTGCTTAACAGCGCCGGCACAACTTCTGTGACGTACACCATCGCAATTATTGGCACAGTGTAACGTGCATAAGAGCATAGGCGCGGCTTGGTTCTCCCTCGCAGGAGACCGGGCTGCGTACTAGCAACATCCGAGGCGGGGCGGTTTACCCCGTCACTTATTAACTTGCGAGGAATATAAAAATGGACATCAAAAGCAAAGCAGTACAACCGACCAGTCGCCTTGAACTTCGGGATGCGAACGACGAACTGATGGCTGGTGTTGCCGTGAACGTGTACGGCCCAGGCTCAAAGCCTTATGCCGCAGCACAAGCCCGCCAGCAGAACCGCATGATCGACAAACTCAAGCGCAAGGGCAAGACTGAGCAAAGCGCCGAGCAGAAGGCCGCTGAGAATGCGGAATTTCTGTCTGACGTTACCGTTTCGTTTGAAGGAATGGAATACGACGATCTTGAAGGCCATGATCTTGCGATTGCGGTTTATTCCGACATCACCATCGGCTTCATCGCCGATCAGGTTGCAAAGTATGTTGGTGACTGGGCAAATTTTACGAAAGCCTCTACGACGAAATAGCGTTGTATGTTCGGCATAGTGCATGGCTTGACACTACGCCGGACAAGTCTGAAGGCGATAAGTCGAAAGAGCCTGAAAGACCGCGTAGAGAGGCATTAGGCGAAATTGAAATGCCGCCGTGCGAGTGCAGTCACATTGTCGGTTATCTGTTCGAGATCGGCCCGACGATGAGCGGTGGAATGGGTGAGTCGCCGGTGACTCATTCTGAAATTGAAAGCTGGCAACGAAACACCGGCATCGAACTAAATTCTTGGGAGGCGCGCACCGTGAGAAATCTGAGCATCGCCTACCTGAATGAATCCCACAAAGCCAAGGCAAGAGATTGTCCTGCGCCGTATTCCCCTGCCGAAATGGCACAAGAAACCCGTGACGCTGTAGCCAAAGGCATCAAGAACATGATGCAGTCATATCGTATGGCGGGCGAGAAATGAGCACACCTGCTGGCGTTCTTGAGATACAAATACTCGCAGGTCTAGCCCGGCTTAGTGATGACATGCGCCGCGCCGAAAAGGTTGTCGGCGACTCCACCGGAAAGATGGAGAAATCCGTCATATCGTTGCAAAGCCAGTTCGCCAAGTTGGGCATGGGATTATCAATCGGCCTGATGATCGACCAAGCGCGCCGCATGACTGACAGCTACACCAAGGTCACGGCACAGTTGCGGATCGCTACATCGACCCAAGCCGAGTACGCCAAGGGCATGGAAGACGTGCGGCGAATATCCACGTCAGCGCAGGCCGGGATAGAGGCAACGACCATGCTCTATACCCGGCTGACCAACTCACTCAAGCAGCACGGAGCAACCCAACAGGACGTGAGCCGCATCACAGAATCGGTATCGCTTGGACTTAAGGCGTATGGCGCGACAACTGTGGAAGCTGCCAGCGCCATGCTGCAACTCTCGCAAGCCTTTGGCTCTGGTAGGCTGGGTGGCGAAGAATTCCGCGCTGTCAGCGAGGCCATGCCGAACATGATGGCGATATTGGCTAAGTCGATGAACGTGCCGAAATCAGCCCTGCGCGAACTGTCGATGGAAGGCAAGATCACAACTGAAGTCATGGCAAAGGCTTGGAGTAATCCGGCCATAATCGCAGACTTGCTCAAACAGGCCGAGTTGACGCGCACGATCACTGGCGAGGTCACGGTATTCAGGAACAACATGACCATGCTGGTCGGTACGCTGATGGACACGTCCGGCGGGACGCGGAGCATCACGTCTGCAATACACGCGCTGTCTGATGCAGTAATTTTCCTAGAAAAGAATCTCGAAACGGTCGTAAGCATATTGACCGCGTACCTTGGCTACCTCGCGCTGGTGAAGGTACAACAGGCTATCACTTGGACGCAATCTCGTTTGCTGATAATGGCAAACACGGCAACTTTGGCCGCTGATGCTGCTGCGGCTATTGCACACGCTGCCGTTATTTCCAATGCCGCTGCCGCCGAAACTCTTGCCAAAAAAATACAACGGCAGGCCGATATTGAGGCATTGCTTGCTACAGAGGCTTCTATAGTGGCATCAATCGCCGCCGCGAGAACAACAGAAATTCGCGCCGCAGCAGAATTGAAACTGGCAGGAATACTTGGGATAAAGGAGAAGGCTCTGGCTGAGGCTATCGCTATGGACAGAGCTTATACATTGCAGCAGGCCGCAGGCACAGCAGCAGCAGAAACACGCACCGCCGCGCTCGCCGCAAGCAGCGTTGCCGCAATCAGGTGGGGTACTTCCGTATCCGCCGCAATCACTATGATTGGCACATCTGTATCAGCCGCAATGCTGGCGAACCCTATTGGCGCGGCTGTGCTGGCAATCTTGGCTATCACAGCGGCGATTATAAATTGGGAGACCGTTGTAAAGGCATCCAAAGCCACTTTTGATTTCTTCGGAAACATGATTGACGCGCTCCAGTTCGGCGCGCAGGCGGCAAGCATTAAGTTAGGTCAATTTTTCGCCGTACTCATAACCTACAAAGACTTGATTGCTGGGAACATCACAAACGCACAAGCCAAAAGTATGTTTGCGTCAATCAAGGACGATGCTGAAAAGCAAACCGTGGCGCTTATAAAGTTGGAACAAACTCAAATTTACCACGCTGCCGTTGCGGAACAGCAAAAATACGCCGCTGACAGTGCTGCATGGAATAAGCTGACCAATAATAAAGCACAACAGCGCCAGGCTGAGATTGACTCGTTGAACGAGGACTATCTGAAGAGGATTGCCGGACAGGAGATGAATCAGGCAGCCATGCTGGAAAGTGCTGCGCGCTACAACTATAGGCTTTCTGAGATCAATGATAAATACGCAAAAGAAAAATCCGTCAAATCAGACCGCACATGGCTCGACAAGATGGGCGAAGAGCTTACCGCAAGCAATGCGTCAACAACCGCACAGCTTACTAATCTGGAAAAATTAAATCTCGCCATTAAGCAGAATGCAAAAGTTCGGCAAGAGCATTTTACTGAAGAACAAGTAAGGGTTCTTGTCGAAGAGGCAGACTTAAAAGACGCAGCCGAAGCCCATGCCAAAGCCTACTCTGAAATGAGCGATGCAGGAATGAAGGAAATCGAAGGTATCGAGAAAGCTATTAAAGCACAAGAACAACACAATGCAGAAATCGGAAAGACGCCAGAACAGATTGCACTGATCCGCGCCGAAATAGAGCAGCGCGAAATAGATGAACTTCGCATGTACTCCAAGGCAATTAGGGCGGCTATTGAATATGCAGGAGTTGAGAAAGATATCTATATTTTGCGCGCAAACCAACTTGATGATGAAGTTGCGCGGATGGAGAAGTTGCAGAAATTGAAAGCTGATGCCGCGCCGCGTGAAGCGGCTGCCAAAGAGATTGCTGATGCTAACAAAGCCAACGAACACATGTGGAAAGAGTACGACAAGTGGGGCAAGCAAGCCTTCGACAGCATATTCAACAAGGGAGAGAACGTATTTAAGTCACTTGGTCAGATGATTAAACGTTATCTGATTGATGTGCTGTATCGCATGTCCTTGCAGAAATTCCTTATCAATGTCGGGATTATTGGCGGCACTACGGCGGCTGGTAGTGCGGCGGCGATGGATGGCGGAGAAAGTAGCACCGGCGTTGGCGGATGGCTATCCATTGCAAAAACCGCCTACAAGGCAATCAACGGTACTGTTGCCGATGAAATAGCGAATGGGTTCGCCCGATTTGCCACATCTAATTTTGGACAATCACTCGGATTAAGTTCGATCACAACCGAAAGCCTTGGCGCATCGCAAGCATTATCCTCATTGACCGAATCATCGGTAGAGGCGGTTGCGGTAATGAACGAAACTGGAATGGCGTGGAGTGCCGGTCTCCAGGCGATAGGGGACGCTGCCGCTGGTTACATGTTGCAGAAAACAATATCTGGCGAATATAAAATTGGGAGTGGAAAAATAGTAGACGCTCTTACGTTGGTCGCTTCCGCCTGGCTCGGCCCGGTAGCGGGGATTATTGGTGGTATTGCAAATCGCGCATTCGGCAGGAAGCCAATCGAATATCAGGACACGAAACTTGTTGGTCAATTCGGTTCCGGTGGATTTGCCGGGCAATATGAAACACCGTGGACTCAAAAAGGTGGATGGTTCCGTTCAAACAAAAGCGGCACCGATATAACCGCGCTAACCGAAAACCAGCAAACCGCATTCAACGCTATTACGGCGGGTACAAAAACAGTATTTGATTCGTTGCTGTTGGCAAGCGGTGAAGCCACAAAATCAATAGATGGATGGTCGTTCGCCATTGACCGGCAAGTATCCAACCAGGAACAGCAGAATCTGTTAATTATCGACGTGGCAAATTCGATGGGAACATACATGATTCCATCGCTTGTTGACTTTCAAAGGGAAGGGGAAAATTTAGCTGATACTGCTATCAGAATGAAGGATACGTTTATCATAACCAATGCTATTTTGGATTTGGTGGGCGGAAGTTTTGGTGCTGTCGGCCTGGCATCGATGGGAATGCGCAGCAACCTCATTGACTTGCTGGGCGGATTGCAATCCGCAAATGCTTCTATGCAAAGTTATTATCAGAATTTTTATTCTGATGCGGAGCGTACCGCGAACGGATGGGATTTAATGAATTCCTCGTTGGCAACTCTTGGCGTTACATCTTTGCCAACGACTAATGAGGGATTCAGGGCACTGGTTGAATCTCAGGATTTGAGTACAGAATCTGGAAGACAATTATTTGCTTCCTTGATTAAACTCAGTCCCGCATTTAACGATCTTACTTCAGCCGGTGATGCGCTTGCAGCCGTCGCCCTGGAAAGGCAGCATGAGATTGAGACTGCCAACCGTGGATGGACAGATAGGCTGACTCTCGCGCAAGCGCAAGCAATTTCACCAGAGCAGGTAATTTTTGTGGAACACCAGATAGCATTGCGCGATGCCACCGATGATAGTACCCGCTCGTTGATGGAACAGACATGGGCGCAGGAAGCGCTTAATGATGCAAGCGCTGCTGCTGCAAAAGTAGCGGAAGATGCAGCGGTAAAAGCAGCGGCACTAATCGAAACAAATAAAGGATGGCAGGATCAGATTGATATTCTTACCGGCAAGGAAACAGACCGCAGTATTGCGTTGAGAGATGCGGAAGATGAAAGCACCCGCGAATTGATGCGGCGTGTCTATGCTTTGCAAGACGAAGCCGCAGCAATCGAAAAAGCGAATGCTGTATCCGCGCAGCGCTTCAATCTGGAAATTCAATACGCCCAACTGTCCGGTGACAACACATTGGCGCGTATTGCAGAATTGCAGGCGCTGGATGTATCCAACCGGGCATTGCAACTGCGCATTTGGACATTGCAGGGCGAACAAGCTGAAGCGGAGCAAAGTGCCGGGAATTTGGCAGAGGCATATCGGGAGGCATCCAGCGCGCAGAATAATTACCTGAAGGGATTGATTAGCTTCGGCGGATCGATCAAGGATTTCCTGCGCGGCCTTGATGTGAATGTTGCTACCGCCCCAACTCCGCAGGCAGCACTGGCCGCTGCACAAGCGCAATATCAAGCAGACCTTGTGGCAGCGCAAGGTGGCGATGTCGAAGCGCAGGGCAGGCTCGCAAGCACTTCGCAGACATACATCGACCTTGCCCGCGACGTATTCGGCAGCGGAGGGCAATTCTCCGCGATCCTGGGACAGATCAGAACCGATTTAGGCGGCCTGGATGTGGTCACGCAATATGATGCAAATCTTGCCGCGTTGAAGGCTATTGAGACTGCGGTTATATCTTCTGGCACGGCAATTCAAACAAGCTACACCGCCGCATCTGAAACGATAAAGTTTGCGATCAAGGAGAGTGATTTATTGTTCACCGATAACCTCGCCACACAATTTAATCGGCTGGACAGAGATGGAAGCGGCGGACTGACAAGTTTGGAATTCCATTCTGGATTGGCTGGTAAAGCGTCAGAGGCTACGATAAAAGCATTGTTCAACCTGACCGATACCAATCATGACGGGCTAATATCGCAACAGGAAGCGAATGCTGTTTCGATGGGCGAACTCATACGCCTGACCGATTTGAACGGCGATGGAATCGTGAGCGCGATCGAAGCATCGACGGCGGCGAATGAGGATAATTTCGATAGATGGGGGACGAACTACAATCTTGCACCGGGGCAGTACACCACGAACGAGATGCTTCAATTCGTGCGCGAAAACACCTATCACCCGGTTCCGCAATCGCTTGGAATCGTGGACGCGATTAACGGATTGAAAACCGAGGTTTCGGAATTGAAGACATCGCATGGAAGGATTTTGGAGCAAGGTAACATTGACAACAATAATCAAACTGAGCGGATTGAAACGGCAATCAATAATTCTGGCTCGCAACAGGCGCGAGCAGCAAGCAACGCGGCACTTTTACAGGCGACGGCATAATGACTATCAACGGCTATGAAATAAACGGCGCTGAGGCGCTCGACGAAGAAGATTATCAGCTCTGGCTGCGCAATCCCTCATCTGCAATCGCGCACTTGGTCGAGATTGATTATCACGGCACATCTGCTGTTTATCCGAATTGGGTGCGCTATACACTGAAATCCTCAGACCGTTCTGATTTGTCTTTTGTCGGATACCCAGACCGCGTAAAGTCGATTGGCAATTTCACGCGCCAAATAGGAGAGCGATTTTCTGGTACGGTAACAGCAAGCATCGGTGAGATAACGTTTAACAACATGGATGGTTCGCTGGACGCATGGCATAACTTGAGCATCGACGGACAGCGGGTTAGAGTGCTGCACGGGCATCCAGATTGGGCGTATGAACGCTTCCGCACGGTCTATGAATGCATCGCGGAGTGTGTGGCATCATCCACTTGGGATACGCTGACTGTGCGGCTTCGCGGGATAGATTACAAAGCAAACTTGCCAATTCAGACGAATCTGATACCGGATACTTCCGGGGCAAATGCTGAATCGAATGTTCCTGTGCCGCTTGCATATGGTGATGTTTTTAACATCACGCCTGCGATAGCTGATGGCGTGAATTTAGTATATCAATGGAATGATGGTGCTGTGACATCAGTAAGCGAAGTGCGCGACTCTGGCGTTCTATTTCAAGTTTGGCCGCTGAATTGGGACAGTTACGGGGGGCTGCATATTTCCACCGTAAACGCCGGCACAAATACCCTTACGTCCGCTGTTGCTCATGGATTTTATGAGCATACACGCATATCCACGCATATACCTAATCTTGCCCCACCTTATTACTGGACATGGCCTGCACCTATTATTGCCAATCAATATTACTACGTGATAGCAAACGGTTTGACCACGACTGATTTTCGGTTATCGCTAACACGTGGGGGTGCGGAGATTGATATTACAGGGGCAACGATTGATGCGTATATCACCGGCTATCATTGGGATGCAGATTTAACGACCGGGGAAATCCTGCTGGACAGTTCCCCGGCAGGCATACTCACCCTGGATGGTATAGCCGGAAGCACGTTGGCTTCCGATATTGTGATTGCTGCGTTAGGCGCTACT